ATCTCCTGTCCAGTTATAAAATTTATCTATAGCCCAGACCTTTGCATCTTCTTCAGTCATGCCTTGGTCAATAGCTTCTTCGTACAGTTGTAATAGTCTTTCTTTTACATCACTCATTAGTCAAAGCACTCCCCTCGTTTATATTTTTCATAGGCTTCCTCTCTTTTATATTGGTTCCACCACCATGCTGGCATTAAATTATATTTTCTTTCATAATCATTTGACCATTCGAGATAACTTAATACTTCATATTCATCTTCCATAATAACTCCTATACATAAATATCAACAAGTATTCCAACCTTATTTTTTAGGTTAGCTTCATAGGCTAACACCCTGTAATCTAACCAATTCCACTTATAAAATAAACCTACCATAATAAACTCCTATCTGTTATAACATAATATAATCTCTATGTAAACGACTAACGTGCTGTGCATTTTTATATTTAGTTGGATACTTTTCAGCCATAAGCTGACACCAACTATCCCATAAATATTTACAACCTCCTAGTTCATCACATAGTTTTATATAAAGATTAGCTTTGCCTAATGCAGTATCATATTTAACTTTACCTAACTTAAAGGCTGATGCTGATAGTCCGAATCTTTTTAGATTGTGAACATCCAGACATCCTACTTTACCTATGCAAAGCTGCAAAACAAAGCCAGCTTTGACTAAACCAATGTTAGGGATACCAGCGACAGTTAGTAGCTTATCAGCTAACGGCATAGTCTTACTAAAGATAGCTTGGTGAAGTTTTTTCTTATTGGCTAAGATATATGCCCAACCATCACGCTTCGATCCAAATAAATACTTAGATAATAAACCATTAGCTTTAACATCTAGAACTTGCCGTCCTACTTGATCCCATTGTTGTTGTATTGATAACATATCAACAAGGATAACCCTAGCTGTATTGTCTGGGCTTTTTCTTGCGAATTTACTTATATCTTTTTGGTGTGTGGTAAACATTGATTGCTCCTATTATAAGTAACTCTAAGACTACTACTAAGTAGTAGTCTAAGAGTTACGTAATGCTAGTTGGTTCTCCAAAATCGGATACCACCAGTTACACTTCTATATGCTCCTTTAAAATCTTCGTTCCAGACTTTCCTGTAGTTAGCTGATGCTTGATGCACTTTGCTACCCATTTTATCTTGTAAAATAGACGCACAAGGTATAAAAAAGCTATCATTTTTCTTCATTAATTCAAAGGGGAATTGTCCCTTATAACCTGAAGCATTGTTACGATACCATGTTGGCATCGGTATATTTTTCTCTATTTTATAAGAAATCGGCTTAGTTCTTGTGTCGAAATCATCGGTTACTTTCTTTAACATAATATTACCTCTTTTGTTGGATTTAAAAAGGGGGAACTTTCTACTGAAGGCGTCCCTCGTTTCCTACCTATGTCTTAATTTTATAGTCGTTTATAGGCTTAACCGTGTTAAATTATCACTCGACTTTTTTACTTATTGCTAAGTAAATGTAAGCACTCTGGCTATAGTCCAAATTGACAGGGCCACTAGCTCTGAAGGTGGCATCCATCAACCGCAACCTTCGTTCTCTGTAAAGAAAAAGACGTTACAGCATCTCCCAGAGTGCTTACATTTACTTAGTAAAATAGGCAGTTTTAAATCATGCCTAGGATTTCGGAGCAACTGTTAAGATATAGTTACTTGACCTTGACGGTCAACAATACCGTTCATCCCATTGAAAGTATTGCGATCCATCTTGTATATAACAAGACGTCCCATCTCGATTTTAAAAGATTGGGCAAGTCTTTTCATAGACCAGTTGGATTTAGCAACTCTAACTCGAACAATAAATTGAATACCGAAAATGTTTAATGTTTTCATAGTAAGCTCCACAATTTGCTGGTCATCAAGGGCTGACCAACTTGGCCCTTATAAGTAACTCTATGTACTACTACTAAGTAGTAGTACTAGAGTTACGTAATGCTACTGGTTTTATTCCCAACTCTTATCGTTGACAGTAATTTTCTGGTAACCAACAGCTAAAGCTATTCCTGATTTAAAAACTTCAAGTTCTTGCTGATCTTGAAAGTAAAAAGTAGCTTTTTCTTCTTTATCCATTCCAAACTCAACAACACATTTTACAGAGCCAGACTTAGGGCCGTAAAACACATCCGATAACAAACTCACTTGGTCTTTATTTAGCATCTCAAATCTCCTATTATAAGTAACTCTATGTACTACTACTAAGTAGTAGTACTAGAGTTACGTAATGTTATTCCGATTTCGACATCATTTTAATAGTATTTATCAAAAGCCAATGACAATAACCAGCTATTGCTGGAAATATCAGAGTAGCAAACAACGAAGATGCCGTCCCTAATTCTTGATAAGGAGGATATTGCAAGTAGTCCTGAACTACCACACTAAGTGTGATAGCCCAGAACCAGATTGCTGGTATCATAGTATATAAAAAGATTTTCATTTTACTATGTCCAGACATATTCTTGAACTTGTTCCCCCAAACCACCGACATCGGCTGGAGTAGTCCATTCTTGATAAAGATAATCATTAAAGATTTCACTGTCTTGAGCTTCCTCAAGACTTAGGAAAGCCCCTAACCATTCATCATTTTCTTTGTCATAGACATCCCAAGTACCGTCTTGGTATTTTACTTCAAAGCAATAAGTATTATACTTACCTTCACATTTAACATCGTAGTTTAAAGAAATCATAGTCTCTCCTTTGCTTGGTTAAAATCTAATGAACTTATTAAAAAATATAGTATATATATTCTTAAATAAAGTCAATAGAAAAACCCTGAGAACTCGAAAGCTCTCAGGGTATCTAAGCTACGCTTCGGCTTGATCTTCAGCCTTCGGCTGTTCTGCTCTACCCTTTGGGGCTATCCCTTCGGGAAGTGCATCTTTGTTGGCTATGGTAAAGAAAGAGCCATTAGCATGAAGTATTCTTATGGGCCGTCCAGCTTCTTTCTTCTCATTGTAGCCACCCTTCTTAAGGGTGTTCCACTTGTTGCCATTAGTCAAGAATTGAAATGTTTTTGTCATAGTATTTCTCCGATTGTTTGCTGGTCTGGATGGGCCGACCAACTTGGCCCTCGTAAATAGATTTAAGAATCGTTAAACCCCTTATAAGTAAGGGGTTAAACTATTCTAATGGTTCAGCATTTCACTCGTCTTAGCCCTAAAGGGCTAGTCGTCAAGGCTCTGGTAATCTCATCATGCCATCCTTCGGATGGACCTTCTTGATCTTGAAGAAAGACAAGTACTATCAAAGGCTTAGAGGGTTCGGCTAGTTCTCAGCTTTAGCTGAAAGTCCCACTATACAACATCCTTCGGATGATTTGAAGAGGGGTTGGATTTGCCGAGTATATCAAGTATCTCTAAGACCCTTACAAGTAAGGGTCGTAAGAGATACGTAGTAGGCTCCCTTTTTTCAAGGATTGGCATGGGTTTTGCAAAGATCAAACGGGGTAGGGAAAAAATTACCGCACACGTATATATATATAAACAGGTGATGGAACATAATCTTAAAATATCGTGGACCAATCATCATTATAAAAAATAAATATATGATGTTACATAAATACAACATACATGCGCTAATCTGCGGCCTATATAGTATACTATTAAACTACTTTGGTATTTATTATTATTATTATTGTTTAATATGTTAATTAGTACTTGTAATATTACATAGTATAGTGTATACTATGTAGTATGGAAAAGATAAATGAAACTGTTTTAGACTCCTTTATTAATTTAAAGGGACTCCTCTCACAAAAAGTAGAAGAACATTCAAAGGATGACTTCTTAACCTTTGTTAAACTCATGGCTCCTTCTATTGTGTCTGACTTTAAGATGGGTAATCATATTAAAGTTATATCAAATAAGTTAAAAGATCTAGAAGAAGGTAAAATAAAAAGATTGATGGTCTTTCTACCACCTCGGTCTTCCAAGTCAGTGTTGTGTTCCAAGCTATTCCCTGCATGGTACATAGGTCGTCATCCAGAACATGAGATATTAACTGTCTCACACAGTGATCAGTTGTCTTCAGACTTTGGTAGGTCTGTCAGGGATGTGGTTAGTACAGAAGAATTTCAAAAAATCTTCAGAGGAGTGCAGTTACGTAGTGACGTAAGGGCAGCAGGTAAGTGGAAAACCAACCAAGGTGGTATGTATTATGCTGCTGGTGTCAGATCACAGATAGCAGGACGTGGAGCGCACATAGCAATCCTTGATGATGTTATGTCTGAGGAGGATTCTTACTCAGAAGCAGGTAGAAGGTACATCAAAGAATGGTATCCTGCTGGACTACGTACACGGATCATGCCTAATGGTGCTATCTTAATCATTAATACTCGTTATCACTACGATGACCTATGTGGTTGGCTACTAAAGCAGCAGGAAAACATGGGTGACTACGACATTATACCTTGGGATGTGGTAAAGATCCCTGCATGGCTGGACGAAGACGCAGCAGAACTGCTAGAATTACCTGTTGGTGGTAGTTATTTCCCAGAATGGAAGCCAGATAACATATTACGAATGGATGAAAACGAGATTAAAGCTAGTAATGGTAGCAGATACTGGAACTCTCTGTATATGCAAGACCCTACACCAGAAGAAGGGGGACTCATAAAGAAAAAATGGCTACAAAAGTGGGAAGATGAAGATCCTCCTAGCTGTGAGTTTGTAATACAGACATATGACACTGCATTCTCTACTAGAACTACGGCTGACTACAGTGTAATCCAGACATGGGGTATATTCTACATGTATGATCAAGATGATTCTGGATATGAGAACTATGTTGCCCACTTAATCCTGTTAGGTAATGTCAAAGGTAGGTTTGAATACCCTGAACTGCGTAAGCTTGCACAAAAACTATATGCAGATAACAGGCCAGACGTTTGTATGATAGAAAAAAAAGCAAGTGGTCAGTCTCTTATACAAGATATGAGAAGAGGAGGTCTACCTGTAATGGAGTATACACCAGATAGAGATAAAGTATCTAGAGTTTACGCAGCTTCTCCTATTATGGAAGCAGGTAGAGTATGGATACCTACAAATAAAAAATGGTCAGAGGATTTAATAGAAGAACTTATACGATTTCCAAATGCTGCCCATGATGATCAGGTAGATGCTATGACAATGGCTATACACTATATGAAAGAATCATGGCATTTAGAACATCCAGATGATCCTGATTGGGAAGATGGTCCTAGAAAGGCTAATAAAACATATTGGACATTTTAATATTTTATTTGGGAATATTATAAAAGTATGTTATAATAGAAGGAAGTTTATAAAGGGGAGTTGCTATGGCTAACACAGCTAAACAAAAATTATTTGAATTACTTAGTGATATGACAGGGATGTCTACCATACCTATGGAATATGGTGGAGGTCTTGATGCTGCTTATATGTCATTGAGTGATCGTAGAAGCAATGCTTTTGCAGATCCTAATGCTAATACAGCTTTTGATTCTCCTACAAGTAGAAATGGTCTACCTACGATCTATAGATTTGATGGTGGTAGTTTTGATGCTGATGCTAGTGATGCTGCTGAAGGCGCAGATGGACGAGATGCTGCCGATGACGCAGCAGGACTTGGAAACAGTACTTCTAATTTTAGTGATGATGAATCAGGATACTACGGAGATTATGAAGAATTTGATGCTCCTATAAATTATAGTACAAGTGGTAATGTAGATCCCGGACTTCAGCAAGGTAATATAGGAATAGCTACATCTCCACCTTCAGATCTTACAGACGGTGGATCAGATTTAGATGCAGGTGGATATGGTATAGGTCTAGATACTTTAAGTAGACTTGGAATAGTTGGTCCTGATGCTCCTCCTGATGGTGGCATTCTAGGTAATTATATAGATCCAAATCAAGAAGATGATGAAGAAGCAAAAGTAGGTCAATATAGACAATCTACATTTTTAGATAATCTTTTTGCTAAAACTGCATTAGGAAGAGCAGTAGGTGTACCTGATGATGCTAAAGAAAAAGGTGTCTTTGTTGCTGATAAAGATTTAGGAATGCGTCCTGATTATGATAAAGATGATGTTAAAACAGATCAAGCAAGAAATAATTTAGGTAATGTATTAACTCAAGTAGCTCAACAAGCTAGACAAGAAGCAGAAGATAAAATAGGTGATAGAGGAATGGCTCCTATGAATGAAAAAGAATCTGAAGAAATGAGTCCAGATAAAGCAGCCAAAGATGCAGTCTCAAAAGCAGCAGCAGGTATGGTAGATAATTATAAAGAGTATGCAGATCTAGGTTCTCCTTATGGAGATCTTGGTGCTTTAGGATTTATTGCTCCCGGTGGTACTGCTTTATCAGGACTATCAGCACTAGCTAATGCAGCAAGAGATTTCTTTGGAGTTGTTGGTGGAGGAACAATAAATGGTAGAGATGTTCATGTACATACAGATGGAACAATTTCATTTGTTTCTCCTGAAGATGAACCGGGATATCAAAACACAGATAATGATTCTGGAAATGATCAACTACCACGTAGAAGAATAGTTCAAGCTCCTGCACCTGTAGCTGCATCTACTACAGCAACAGAAGAACCTAAGACAGGTATGGCTGCTTTATTAGCTAGAAGACAACCAGTAGCAAATAGATTAGATACTTTAAGTGATCTACAAGAAAAATTTCAAAAAATTTATAACCGACCTTTTAGAACGGTTTAGGATAAGACATGGCAACTGAACGTAACCCATACGATAAGATACCAGAAGAAGTAGCTAACGTAGTTCCAATACAAGCAGAGGAAGAATTAAATGCTACCTTTGAAGTTGATCCTACTGATGGTGGTGTAATCGTAGATTTCTCTTCTGATGAGAAAGTAACAATGTCTGCTTCAGAAGAGATTGCTGAATGGTATGGTAACCTAACAGAAACATTAGATGGTGAGTACTTAGATGAAATAGCTGATCAAGTTATAGATAACTTTCAAGCTGATAAAGATTCCAGAGCAGAATGGGAGTCTATGTTTGAACGTGGCTTTGATTTACTAGGTCTAAAGCTACAACCGGGAAGTGATCCCTTTGATGGTGCATGTACAGCCGTACATCCATTACTCATAGAGTCAGCAGTTAAGTTTCAATCTAAAGCATCAGCAGAACTCTTTCCTGCCAGTGGTCCTGTCAAGGCAAACATCATGGGTAAGTCTACACCTGAGAAAGAGATGCAAGCTAACAGGGTACAGAACTTCATGAACTTTCAAGTAACTGAGCAGATGCCAGAATACTTTGATGAGTTTGAAAGAATGCTTTTTCATCTACCCCTGATAGGATCTGCATTCAAAAAGGTTTACTATAATGCAGCACTCAAGCGTCCTATGTCAGAGTTTATTCCTATTGATCAGTTTTATGTATCATACTATGCAACTGACTTAAGAAATGCTGACAGATATACCCACCTAATATATCGTAGTCCTATAGATATGGAACGAGATATACGTGCAGGTATATACGATGACGTAGAATTACCAGAACCTAATCAAGAAGGATTGTTTACTGACTTCACTCGTAAGCTAGATACCATTATTGGTTTGTCTCCTTCTTCTGATAATGATCCACAGTATGCATTACTAGAACAACACTGTTATCTTGATCTTGAAGATACAGGAGAATCACTTCCTTACATTGTTACAGTTATAGAACAATCAAGGCAAGTGTTAAGTATTCGTAGAAACTATGAGCAGAATGACCAGAACAAAGAGAAGCGCAGTCATTTTGTGCATTATAGATTTGTTCCGGGCTTTGGTTTCTATGGGTTAGGCTTGATTCACTTCCTAGGTAACCTCACCATGAGTGCAACTGCTGCCATGAGATCCCTCATAGATGCAGGACAGTTTGCCAATTTACCGGGTGGTTTCAAGGCTAAAGGGTTGAGAATGGTCGGAGATAACGACCCAATCTCTCCCGGTGAGTTCAAGGAGGTTGAAGCAACTGGAATGGATCTCTCTAAGGCTATTATCCCCTTGCCTTATAAAGAGCCTTCCTCAACTCTATTTCAGATGTTGAATTTTGTAAGTGCTGCTGGTCAGCGTTTTGCAGACAGCACAGAGCAAGTTGTCTCTGATGCTGCCTCCTATGGACCTGTCGGAACTACAATGGCTCTCTTAGAAGCCAGTAGTAAGTTCTTTAGTGCAATCCATAAACGAGTACACAAATCTCAGAAAGATGAATTTAGAATACTAGCTAAGATAGACTATGATTATCTACCAGATGAATATCCTTATGATGTTCCATTTGAAGATCGTAGTATATTCAAGAGTGACTTTGATGGTCGTGTTGACATCATACCAGTATCTGATCCCAACATACCTTCTAACGCACACCGTATGATGATGGCTAACATGGCATTACAAATGGCACAACAGTCACCACCGGGAATGTTTAATCTTGAAGCTTTGAATAGAACTATTCTACAGGCAGCTAACATGCCTAACCTAGAAGATATTCTACCTCCAAAGATTGAGCCTCAACAGATGGACCCAGTGTCAGATATTATGGCTGCAACTAAGGGTGTGCCTATTGCTGCCTTTCCGGGGCAGAACCATGATGCTCATATACAAACTAAAATGGCGTACCTTCAAGATCCTAAGAATGGTGCTAATCCTATCATGCAACGTATAGCTCCACTACTTGAAGCTAATATACAAGAGCATTCAGTTATGAAGTATCAAGAACAAATGAGTGGTGTAGCACAACAAGCTATGCAACAACTACCACCAGAACAGCAGCAGAATCCTTCTGTAGTTGAAATGGTTATGGCCCAAGCTGCACAACAAGTTATGAATGCTAATCAGGCTATGGGCATGGCTCAATCACCTGAACAACAACTTGTATCTCTTGAGCAAGCTAAAGTTGAACTACAGAAACAGAAGCTACAATCTGATACAGCCGTACAAGCTGCTGAGATGGAACTTAAGAATAAGCAACTTGAGCTTGATGAGAACGAACAGATTATTGGTATGCTCAAGTCAGGTGCTTCTGATAACTTTAAGAAAGAAAAAGCTGCATTAGATAGAGACTCTAAGAAAGATCTTAAAACTCTTGATGTTCTTGGTAAACTTTCAGTAGAAGAAACAAAACAAAATGCTGAAGATGATCGAACTAAAGAACGTATAATGGAGCAGATACTTAAGCAAAGTAAGAAAGACGAAAAGGATCTAGACATGAAAGGTTTAGATGCATTGGTTAAACTAGCAATATCTCAATCTAAAAAGGAGAAGAGTAATGATGAAGAAGGGTAAAGGATACTTAGAGCATGTCAAGAATACTGACAAGTCTTTTGGTGATCCATATGCACAAGATGTAACTGGTGGACGTAACATACGTAGTTCACTAAACAAATGGGATGACTTCTCTTGGAAGACATCTGGTGAAGGAGCCAAACTAAAGTAATGGAAATATGGGATGAAGTAATCAAGGAATTTAATTTAGAAATTAACAACCTTAGAATTACTTTAGGTAATGGTGTAGCTGAAGACTTCGCTCATTACCGTCAAGTAGTTGGATCAATCAACAGCCTAGAGTGGGCCAGAGATAATCTAACTGATATTATTAAAAAACGAACTTATGCAGAGGATGATTAATGCAACAAGCACATATGGGTAATTCAATTAAAAATGATCTGTGGATAACAGATGAAGAAGAAGTAAAAGATCCAGATGTTCTACCAGAACTTCCGGGTTATCATGTACTAATAAGACCAGTATCAGTCAAAAGTAAAACCAAGGGTGGTATATTCATTCCTGATTCTACCAGAGATGATATGTCTTACTTAACAACTGTAGGTAGAGTTGTCTCAGTAGGAGACTTAGCCTACATGGATAAAAATAAATTTCCTACTGGAGCATGGTGTCAAGTTGGAGATCATGTATCATATGGTAAACACTTAGGAACTAAGCTATTCTATAAAGGTGTTCGCTTTATTTTACTGTTTGATGATCAGATTACCATGAGGGTTCAAGATCCTAAAGACCTTGATCCTACATTTAATTTAACAAAAGGGTCTGTATAATTTGTGAAATCACAGATTGTATGTTATAATATTAATAAAAGAGTCACGTAATTCGTTTGTTTCGTGAACAACGTAAGGAATATAAAATGGAAAAAGAAGAGTGGAGCAACGTAAATGTTGCGAATGCAGGGCAAGAAGAACAAATTGAGATAGAGTTTGAGGAACCTGAAGAAGAAAAAGAGAAGCCTCAAGTAGAAGTTCAAAAAGAAAAAGAAGTCGTTGAACCTAAACAAGAAGAAGAAAAAGCTCCAGAGTTAGAAGGTATAGAAACTAAAGGAGCAGAGAAAAGAATAAGGCAACTTATTCGTCAACGTAAAGAAAGAGATGAACATATACAAGCCCTCATCCAAAAAAATGAGGAACTAAATACGAACCTCAGAACGAAAGATAAAGAAGTAAATACATTAGGTAAGTCTAGTTTAGATGCTTCTGAGAAACAACTAACTGATAAGATAGAATTAGCAAGAGCAGTATATACAGAAGCCTTTGAAGAAGGTGATAAAGATAGAGTACTGAAGGCACAAGAAATGCTTAATGATGCTCAGATAGATCTTAAGAATGTAACTGCTGCTAAGAATAATTATCCAGAGATTGAAGATGTGCCACAACAAGCACAGCCTCAACCTCAACAACAAGTTAGGCAGCAACCTGTCAATGATCCTAGAGCAGAAGATTGGGCTTCTAAGAATGATTGGTTTGGTAAAGACAATGTTATGACTGCTGCTGCACTTGCGATTGATGCAGAATTAAAAGGAGAAGGATATGATCCACAGGATCAAGACTTTTACCAAGAAATTGATAACAGGCTTAAACAGGCTTTTCCTCAAAAGTTGGGAAATAGTCAAGAACGTGTGCAGGAAAATACGTCACAACCTGCTCAAGTAGTATCTGGGGGATCACGCTCTTCCTCATCTAGTTCTAGGAAAGTAAAACTATCTAAAGAAGATGTTGCACTAGCCCAGAAATGGAATATACCACTTGAAAAATATGCTGCTGAGAAGTTAAAAGTTGACGACTCAGATGGCTATACAAACATACTGTAGCGTGGGAGATAAAGAATGACAACACGAAATGAAGCACGTAGTAATACACAACGAGAAGCTAATACAAGAGAAGAAGAATTTATCTTTGAGGAGCCAGATGCCCTCGCTATACCTCCAGAGGTAGAAGCACGATTTGACAGTGATGGAATGTCACTACGATGGTTACGCATATCTGTAAAAGGTCAAGATGACATCACTAATGTTGGTAAGAGACAACAGCAGGGATGGGTTTTTGTTACTCCTGATGAAGTTCCTGAGTTAGCTATTACATCCTTCGTGAAGGAAGATGGTCGTTACACTGGTACAGTCTGTCGTGGAGACTTGGCACTTGCGAAAATACCAAGTAACCGTGTAACTGCTAGGAGAAAGTACTATGAGAATAAATCGAATGATCTGATGGATGCGGTGAATGCACAACTCATGAGAAACAATGACTCTCGTATGCCTATCTCTAATACAAGTAAATCAGTAAGAACAACAGGAAGACAACCGTCTTTTCAAGACTAGTCTTTCTAATAACAATAGGAGAAACACATGTCTACTACTAAAGCATTTCGTGGCTTTACTCCTGCTCGTAAAATTGGTGGTGGTTACAACAATGAAGCTGTAACTGATATCATTGCTTGGTCATCTACTGGCCTAGCTGGTACACCTACAAATAGCATTTTTACTGGTGACCCAGTAGTACTTCCCGGTGCGAACTTTGCAACAATATCTCCATATATTGCTGCAACGCTCAAGCCTTCTGGAGTATTCATGGGTTGTCAATATGTTGAAAATGGTGAGCAGAAATTCTCCCGGTATTGGCCCGGTGGAACAAGTGCCACAGATATAAAATTCTTTGTGATCACTGATCCAGATCAGACTTATCAC